ATTTCATTAAGAATAGAGGTACAATTATCTATGCATCTCGTCTTCATAGAAGGAAGGTTCCACGAATTCTTGTTTATCGCTACTGCCAATAATGTTGCCAATATCGTCAATTGTGTCTACCTTCCATTTTCCATGTTGATGTGCTTGTTTTGTAAAGTGCGCTTTTAAGTGACTGATTTCTCTTTTAGAGTCATCACAACAAGGTTCAAAGATATTTAACTCTCTTGTTGTTACGTCACTATTTGCAACTGGTACTCTACAATGTTGACATATCATTTTTAACATAACTATCCCTTCACGACATTATAATATATCGCCCACATATATTTTAACGTCATTCTACTTGTTACTGCTAACTTCGCTTCATCAAAAGCCTCGCTGGTATTCAAAGTGCTAAGATTTACCTTGTATCTATCTTTGAACCATTTGCGAAACTTTTGTGAATGTGCTAACTTGGTAAAGTATAAATGTTCTTTTGGTGAATACAATTCACGCATCAAGATACCTCTATCTTTACCTTTCTATTCTTAGCCTGGACATTGACTAAGGTTATTTGCATATCATAATACTCTGATATGTTTTCTGATATATGTCCTTCTTTGACATAATCATCTACTGGTTTTAATTCTACATCATCATCTACTTTTGATTCTTCGATAATAATGTCGAATGCGGTGTCATTTGTCATCGTCTTGCGCAGCTTTCATTTCATTAAACCATACGCTTACGAAGACAATGATTGCACCAATAATTAACATCGTTTTCATGTTAACGCTCCCTTCTTGTGTTAAAGTGTAGCCAACCATCGCAACATTCATATGTGTATTGATATACTAACTGATATGAAGATATCGAGAGGTTGTCACGATGATTGGCATATTGTGATCTTAGTGAATAATGCATACACTTACAAGTGCTTTTTTGTAAGGTATTATAGTATAACGCTAACACGACACACGTATAGTGCATCAATGATAGCGTTAGTTCAGACAATTAGAGTTCATCTGGATAGACGAATACTGCAACGGTCTTAGAGCCCTTGCGAGCACCTTTCGTCTGAACTAAGGGTTGCCACTCTGGTTCGAGAACATCCATATCACACAAGTTAGCGTACTCGGTGAATGTCGATAAGAACTCTATGTCCTTGAACGATTGCTCTGTGTCGATACTCATCACGAAGCGTAAGCCAACTTGTGGTTTGCTTGGGTCTGAGTTAAAGGTGGCATCAAACGCGTCAAGGTTCTTCAAGAGTACACGGGTACCGCTTTGAGTTTTATCTTGCTTGCAATAAGTGTATGCACCAACGATAGAACCTTTATGCTGTTTGAGTTTATTGATTAAAGTTACTTTGTTCATAGTGAATTTCTCCTTCTACTGTGAATGTGATTAGATTACGAGACTGTGTTAAGCCTCCAAAAAGAGAGCAGCTACCGAAACGTTAATCGATTGGATTAATATCTCAGATTAAATTTCAACAAAACTATGAGATTAATTCAACGATTAACGGTAGGTAGGTGGTATATATACCTCGTACACGCAATCTAGAGCAATTTTTTAAAGTATTGTAAGTAATTCATTTTTATTCATAAGTTATATAATGAAACACTTAGATAAGATACTACATTTTATAAAGGAAAATAAATTTTTGGAAAAATATAATAAACGTACAGGTAAATGGGAATCAGTAGAGATTGATCTAAGTGATCCTGAGATTTTAGAAACATTAGAGATAATGTCTAGCGAAATGGCAATAACGATAAAAAAAGAAAAAATGTCTATGGGTTTAGATAAAATCAAAGATGAAGAAAGCAATTGATTGTAAGGTATTAACGTTAATAGTAACGTTAAGAGATACATTAATTATTTAGATAATTAATTACGTTAAGGAGAAACGTTAATGGCAATAAAGAAAAAAAGCAAACCTACGCTAAAAGAGATGATGGCTATTATGGGAAAGATGATGATTCATATAGAAACATTAAAAGCAGATATTACCAATAATGCTAGAGTCGTAGATGAATACATACAGTTCAATGAAGATAAGGATGATTTTGTTCAGTACTTAAAAGAAAAACTAGATATAGATGATAAAGATAAAAAAGAAACTGAAAAAGAATAGTTTTAAACCTGTAGAGTATTCTGTATGGGAAGAAAAGGAAGCTACGGATCTTTCTTATAAACATTGGCAAAAATGCGAAGAAGGCGACCTAGGTATTAGTGATGACGGCTTTGTAAGTGAATGTTTATATAAAAAGAAGTATAAGAACGGAACAGAGATGACGTTTCCCTATGGTAGACAATGGTTGGGACATAATAGACGTTTAGAGTTTAAACCGCACTGGAGAACTAAGAACTTTAATACAGTGTCTACTAAACCTTATACGGAGATAGAAGCTAAAAGTAAACGTGCAGAACTAGCAGTGGATAGCTATTTGGCTTACAAAATGGCAGGAGAATCGCCAAACCTAGAAGTAATTGGTAAGTTGTATAGGCCTGACCAAGATAAACCCGAGATCGCTGCAAAAAGATTATTAAAGTCTAAAGAGGTAAAAAAGATGATTCAAAAGAAATTACAAGAAGTGTTAACTGAAAAAGAAATAGACGAAGGATATGTGTTAGATGTAATGAAAGATGCTATACTAGTAGCTAAGATGAAAGAAAATAGTGGCGATATGATTCGTGCTGCTAAAGAGTTATCAGTATTTTTAGATATGGCACCACACAAACAACAAGTAACAGAATCGTTAGAGATGGATATAAGCCATCAAATTTCTAATCAGTTTGAAACACAGAAGAAGAAATTAAAAGCAACACAAAAGAAAGAGCTTCCAAGTGGAGAAACGGATAGTACTGAAAGGTAAAGAAAAAAATTTGTTAGTATTTTTAGCTACGTTAATACAAGTAGCTGCAGATATGGACTTAGATGTAACTATTATAATTGATGAATAAAGACGACTTACTATTAGAAATGCAACAGGATATGTTATTATTCGGCCGAATGGTTATGCCGAATATGTTTAGCAGTGAATCTCCTCCGTTTCATTACGATCTTACAGATCAATTACTAGACACAGAATCTAAACAGATAAATATTATAGCACCACGTGGACACGCTAAGAGTTCAGTGGCTGCTGGTATTTTTCCTTTGTTTCATTTGATGTTTACAGAAGGCGTAAAAGTAATTGTACTTGTGTCTAGAACTCAATCACACGCTACCAAGTTATTAGGAACCATAAAAGATGTGCTTGACTATTCTCAAGAATTTCGATACTTCTTTGGGTATTGGGGAATGCAGTCTGCTAAGAAGTGGACTAATACAGAAGTAGAGTTAAAAGATGGTAGTTTGATTATTTGTAAAGGTACAGGGCAACAGATACGTGGTATTAAGCATGGTAATCAACGACCAACATTATTAATATTAGATGATCCAGAAGATGAAAATAATACTAAAACCGCAGAAGCTATGGAATATAATTTACGTTGGCTTTTGCAATCTGGTGTTCCATCCCTTGACCCGTTATCTGGTAGAATATGTGTTATTGGTACTCCGCAGCATGAACGTTGTATGGTGGAAACCTTGAAAGAAATGAAAGGTTGGAACACATTAGAGTTTAGACCTGACTTAGAAAAAGGTGTAGCACTATGGGATGAAGTGTGGCCAATAGATAAATTAAAACAAAAAAAAGCAGAACTAGAAAGTATTAATAGACTATCTGTATTTTATAGAGAATATCTATGTCAAATAGTTGGAGATGAAGATGCACTGTTTAGACAAGAGTATATTCAGAACTATGACGGCTATATCGAAAAGAATGAACAAGGATTGTCAACTCTCATCCTGACGAACCTAAATGGTGAGGAAGTAGAAGAGAGGCGACCTGTAAACATTTTTACAGGAGTCGATCCTGCATCTAGTACAAGAAAAACAGCAGACTATTCTGTGATATTTAATATTGCAGTAGATGAAGAAGGCAATAGATTTTGTTTGCCCTATTATAGAAAAAGAGCAACGCCTTTAGATTTAGCAGATGCTATTATAAATAATTTTAAAACATACAGAAGTACCAAGACAAGAATTGAGTCTGTTGGTTATCAGGAAATGCTAAGACAATACATTAAAGAAAAAGCAGAAGAAATGGGTATGTTTATACCTGGTCTTGAAATAAAAGAAAATCCTAGAACAAGCAAGTCTTATAGATTGGAGAGTTTGCAACCTTTGTTTGCTAGTAATAAAGTATACATACAACCTACTATGCAAAACTTTATAGATGAGTTGTTATTGTATCCTAGAGGTAAACACGATGACTTGTTAGATGGATTTTTTTATGCTAATAAAAATTGCTATAAACCTTTACACGAATCAAGCTTTACAGCTAAAAAAGACAAGTTATTTGGGTTATTGACGAGAAAAAGCTGGAAAACTCTATAATGTTCTTGACTTTTATTGAAATATTCTTATAAGTTAATAAAGAGGTTATGCGTATAGATATAAATAAATATCGATTTGATTTAGATCAATTCGATAAAATCTTACATAAAACAACAAAGATTCAAATACCAAAAGGGTACAAGGTTATAAATGCCAGAACAAATAAAGAAAAGAACAAAAGCGTCAAGAAGTAATTTAGACGATAAATTGTCTGATGTATTTGGTTTTGAAAAAGGCGAGGTACAGTATGAAGATGGAGAAATCCATGAAGAAGTACAAGAATCTTTAGAGTTGTTAAATGAATACGATAACTCTCGTGAAGCTTGGGCTGTAAAATTCCAAGAGTCTTTAGAGTTTAGAGCGGGTGCTCAATGGACAAATGATGAACGTGAAGTATTGGAATCACGTGG